TTTTGATCCTTGTGGTCATTATACTCATCTGTCTGATGATGATATGATTGAAGCCTGTGGCTATATCCCCAGTTTCCTTATTGAAGGCCATAGAGACAAGATGACAGCTGCTGATGCAATCAAAACATACTATGTATTTGGCTGGAGGCCAATGGAAGGATTCACAGTCAAAAATGAGGCATTGCAATATCCAGGTGATCCTGATATCCACCCTTATGTTCGTATAGAGTATTCAAACGATGAGACTGTTTGGATTTTCCCATATGGTTGGACTAGAATCAATGATGAAATTGCGAGGTTAGACTAATGGCCTGCAAAAGCAAAATTGATGGTATAGTTATTGAGCATCATCCTGATAATCCACATGCCAAAGATGGCCTAGAGTGGTATTATTCATTCGGATATGGCTGTGATGGCTATACTCGTTCTGAAAAAGAGGCTGATGCAATTATTTGCAATTGGATTAAAACACATAATGGTGGGAAAAAATGATGCTTAGCAAGAGACAAATTAGTGTTTTGGCCTATCATTTGCGTGGAAAAGATCCAGCATCAGTACACATTCGGAAGCTGGATAAGCCACATGGTGCCATTTATACAGAGATTAATGATGCCAAAGGCTATACCATTAATCACGGAACAATTGAAGTAAATGGGAAGAACACAATATGGTGATTACTATTCTAGCATTTATTGCTTCCTTTTATGCAATTTACATTATTATGGGTGCACTATGAAATTAACAATAGACCAACTTGATGCCCTTTCTGCATTAAAAGATAGGTATCACAGTTCAGAAACAGTCATTATTTGGGAGGATTCAACCTTACCACTCGGTTATGCTGCATTTGTTCTTGAGGATTCACAGGATAAAATGTTAATCACAGGTGGCATTTCTTCTACTGGAGAGGTAAACACGTGAAAATTAACATCAAATCAACTAAGGATATTGCCACAGATCATGGCATCAAAGCTGTTGTGTATGGATTCTCAGGTGTAGGCAAGACAGTTCTCTGTTCTACTGCCCCAAAACCCATTATTTTGTCTGCTGAAGATGGCCTTTTATCATTACACGGAAAAGATATTCCGTTTATTGAGGTAAAATCAATACAAGATATTGGAAATGCCTTTGATTTTCTCAAAAATAATGGTGATTATGAGACTATTTGTCTGGATTCACTTTCCGAGATTGCTGAAACTGTCTTAAATGAGTTCAAAAAAGAGAATAAAGATGGCAGGCAAGCCTATATGCAGTTATCACAGGCTGTTACTGCTCTTATCCGCAACTTTCGGGATCTTCCAAACAAGAATGTAGTGTTTGTTGCTAAGGCAAAAAAGGAAATTGATGATGAATCTGGTACATCTAGCATTGAGCCATTTGCTCCAGGACAAGTAATTAAGTTCCAATTACCTTATATGACAGATGAAGTCTTTTATATGGATGTAGATCGTAAGGGTGTTAGATCAATTAACACAATAGCAACACGGAAATTCCATGCTAAGGATAGGTCAGGCAGTCTTGAGCCAAAAGAACCACCTGATCTAGCAGCAATTTTTGATAAAATCAGAGGGAATACATAATGAAGATTTTTGCATTTATTTCTAGGCATGAGCCTACGCAGAAACAATATCTACTTTGTGAGCAACAGGATATTAAACTTGTACCAATTGGTGACTTTGATGCATTCGCCATGAGTTGGGATTGGGTTATGGATAAGTGGTATGAACATTATGCAGAACTAGATTCGGAAGAAGAGCAAATCTATATTGATGAAGATTTGTGCCAGTTTGATGGTGTAATCGTAGTGCATCCTGCTACTGCACTTAATCTTATTGCTGACTGCTCAGTTGGGGTGTTTGAGAATACACAGCGGCCAAATGTAGATGGCCCACCAACCTTCGACACAGAAAAACTCTGGATATATGAATAAGTGGCAACAGCTTTAAATGTTGCAAGGTGGGCTACCAGCCTGAAGTGGTAGCATTTTTTAACTATGCTATAAGGAGAAAATTTATGGCACAACTTCCTAGTGTATTCAATTCAGCTGATCATGAGGCTGCTGGTGGCTTTGAGCCAATTCCAGCTGGTGTTTATGTTGCTGAAATTGTTAAATCAGAAATCAAGAACACAAAAGATGGAACTGGTAAATATATTTCACTACAGGTGAAAGTAATTGATGGTGATCATGCTAAGCGTCTGTTGTTTGATAATCTTAATATTGTTAATAAGAATCAGACTGCTGTAGAGATTGCCAACCGTGTTCTCAAGTCTATTGTAGTTGCATGTGATCTTGGGGATGACTATCAGCTTGAGGATACAGAAGATTTGCACGGAACACCAATTGGTATTCAGGTTGCTATTCAAGAAGCCACAGCCCAGTGGCCTGCTAAAAATGTTATCAAAAGATATATGAAGGAAGATGATATTCCTGCTACTGATGACAATCCATTTGCATAAATAAATAGTCAGTGCGCATCCTCCATATATGCGCTGAGAGCAGGTTGCCCACACCTGTCTGACGAAAAAGTGGGCACTTTTATTAAAGGACAATAAATGGCACTACTACCACCTAAAGATGTAATAGCAGAAGCAATTGAAGGCAGAAAGATTGCTAACAAAAGACCAAGATCATATCTAGGTTATTCTGGAATGGCAAACCCTTGTTCTAGGCATTTGAAATATTCTCTGCATTGGGCATATACCAAATACCATGAAGCACGGATTGAACGCATTTTCCGTAGAGGTGATTATGAAGAAACAGTTTTAGCAGATGATTTCAAGAGAGTGGGCATAGACCTATTTGATGATCAACTGGAGGTGATAGGTGGCCATGGATATGCTAAAGGCCATATTGACGGCAAAGTATTCGGTGTCCCAGGCTATGAAACAGAAATAATGATGTTTGAAGCCAAGACTATGAATGATAAACGGTTCAAGGATTATCTCAAAAAAGGTTTGAGAGAAACCAACCCTGTGTATTATGGCCAGGTGATGTCATATATGGGCAAGTTGGGGCTTGAGAGGTGTCTATATGTTGTAGTTAACAAGAATGATGAGCATCGTAATTATCAGATCATAGAGTTTGACAACGATGAATATCAAAGATTGGAAGATATTGCGAATGCAATTCCTCTCATGACTGAATTACCAGAGAAAATTGGTGGCAGAACTTGGTTTGCTTGTAAATGGTGTGATGCTAAAAACTTATGTCATGGCAATGATAAACCGTGGAAAACTTGCCGAACTTGTAAGCACGTAACACTAGAAGGTGAAGGTGGATGGGGCTGCTCAGGTGAATTACTCAACTATGACCAGCAACTATCCGCTTGTTCTAAATATGAATTAGATGAGATGTTCAATGATTAAACTGCGTGACTATCAAAAGGCTGCTGTTAAAGCACCATTTGACTTCTGGAAAGAGAATCCAGATGGTCACCCAGTTATTGGTGCACCAACAGGTGCTGGTAAGTCATATATTATAGCAGGGTTAATCCAGCGCACATTGAAGAAGTGGAGTGATACTCATATTCTTGTGATCTGTCACACAAAAGAGATTGTTGATCAAGATGCTAAGGCAATCCAGAAGTTAGTGGATCACAAAGTAGGAGTGTTCTCAGCAGGACTCGGAAGAAGAGAAAAAGAACAAATAACTGTTGCTGGGATTCAATCTATATACCGCAGAACGGGTGAATTTAAGCAATACAATTTTATTATTATTGATGAGTGTCATGCAGTCCCGCTATCTGGGGATGGAATGTATAGGACATTTCTCAACGGAATTGGTAAAGCAAAATATCTTGGCCTATCAGCAACCCTGTTTCGGTTAGGTGGTGGCTATGTATATGGAGGTGACAAGTTATTTACAGGAGTTGCATATGACCTTACCTCCAAAGCGCATTTTGACAAGTTAGTAAAAGATGGGTATCTGTCAAAATTAAAAACAATTGCAACTCAAATTGAATTAGATACAAAGAAAGTTAGAACACAAAATGGGGATTTTAAGCTATCAGATATGTCTGACAAATTTGATAGATCACCAATCACAGAGGGGGCTATTAAAGAAGTAATCAAGCATGGCCAAAATTACAAAAAGTGGCTTATCTTTGCCATTGATATTGAACATGCAGAACACATAGCGGAGACTCTGATTAGAAATGATATTATGGCAAATGTTGTCCATTCTGAAATGGACGAAGATCGTGATAGTGTTATCCGAAAGTACAAGAAAGGTAAGTATCGTGCTATTGTCAATGTTAACATTCTCACTACTGGGTTTGATGATCCTGAAATTGATCTTATTGTACTTCTTCGGCCTACCAAGTCGCCTGTTCTCCATGTACAAATGATTGGTCGTGGCCTCCGTATTGCGCCCAATAAAGATCATTGCTTAGTAATGGATTTTGGTGGCAATACAGATAGGCTTGGACCAATTGATGATGTCATGGTCAAAGAGAAAAGGAAAGGAAAGGGTGGAGAGCCAATTACTAAGCATTGCCCTAACTGTGATGCTATTCACCATCCAGCAGTCCGAGTTTGTGAGTTCTGTGGACATAAGTTCCAATTCAAACACGGATTAACAGATTCAAGTGGTAGATCTGTTGTAACACAGAATGCAAAATGGTATGATGTTTCTGATGTGATATATAGCATATCAAGAAAACCGAATCGGCCTGATAATTTGATGGTTATGTATTCCTGTGGTTTACGACAATTTAAGGAGTGGGTGAACCTTGATCATCCAGGGTATGCTGGGCATCTTGCCAGGCATTGGGTTCAATATAGAGGTGGAGGTGCATTAAATGTAAAAGAAGCATATGATGAAAGCTATTCTTATTCAATGCCAAAAAGAATCAAAGTAGCTGAAATTGGCAAGTATCCTCAAATTCAGGACTACGATTTTTAATAAGGTTATAGAAAAGTTTTATGGCAAAATTTATGAAAATACTATCTTTTTATGGGAAATTATAGTATAATAACGATTATCTCTTACAGGGTGTAAGAGAAATAATTTTTTCGGAGAAAAATATAATGTCGAATGAAAATGTACGTGCAGTTTTTGATGCTGCTGTAGCTGAGGGTAAGTCTGCTGATGAGACTAAGGTTGAGATGATTAAGGCTGGCTGTGATTTTAAGGACACAGTTAAGCTGTATAAAGAATGGGCTATTGAAACTGGTATTATGGTTAATACCAAGGAGCGTGCCAAAGAGGTTGATGACATCCTTTCTGGCCTGGATGGGCTTGATACTGAGGATGGCTTCAATGATGCAGTTGACACAATCATGGATAATATCGATCATGTTGATGAGAAGAAGTCTGCATCACTGATCCGTGCTTGGGCTAAGAAGAATGAGGCTGAAGTCTTTAAACGTACCAAGGGTGGTGGCAAGGGCCGTAATGGTATTAACACCAAGCTCTTCGCAATGCTCAAGGATAATCCTCATACTACTGAGGCAGAGCTTGATGCCTTTATTGATGAGAATGGAAGTGAAACTTCTAAGAAAACCTGGCGCAGCCATTACCAGAATATCCGTGGTCTGGTAAATGCAGTTGCTGCTTAATGCCTTTCACAGTTAGGCACAAAACTTTGAGTATATATTGATATTAGCGATATAATCAATACTATACCGTGCAGGGTGAAATGCCCTGCATTTTTCACGTTTGGAGGGCAATATTGTGGCAGTTGAAAACTCTGGTGGGTCGTGTGATTATTATAAAATTTTTGTTGAGCATCCATATTTCAGCAAAAAACCTTATACAGCTGAATGTGGTGAGATCATTGAGGCACTTGAACTTAATGTCTATGAGGCAAGTGCTTTCAAGGAAATCTGGCGTATGGCTACTGCAAGACAGGGAAAAGAGAAGCAAGGCAATAGCCCGCTGCGTGGTGCAGAAAAGATGGCCTGGAACAGCAATCGGTTATTGGAAATTGCAAAGAGGGCTAAATAGTGGCAGTAAGACTATTGTATGATACCGAAACAACAGGTCTCTTAAAATCAGATTCAAATGATATAAATGAACAGCCATATATCATTGAATTTTACGCCTGTAAGATTGATGATGAATATAATTTAATTGATGAATATGAAACTTTTATTAAACCACCTGTGCCTGTTTCTAAAGAAATTACTAAAATTACTGGGATTACAGAAGAGATGGTCAAAGATGCACCGAATTTCCAAGCCGTGTATCAAAAGATCGCAGAGTTCTTTCAAGGAGTGGATGAGATAATTGCACATAATCTACCATTTGACCGTTCTATGCTTGCCAATGAGTTGATCCGAATTAACAAGTTAATTAACTTCCCGTGGCCTATTAAGCATACATGTACGGTAGAGATGTCTATGGGGATTGAGCAACGCAGACTTAATTTGAATACATTACACAAATATGCAACTGGTAAAGATATAGCTAATGCTCACCGAGCTAAGGATGATGTATTTGCCCTTGTAAGGTCATATCATTGGCTAATGGAGCAAATGAATAAGTAACTTATTCTCGCAGGAATAACTAAAATGTCAAAAGAATTGATTGATAAGGAATATTGGAAAAATGAGCTAGTTGAAGCACAGAATCGGGTATTAGGTTCTTACCGTGCTGCTGCTACTGACTTTATTGAATTTAGTAAAGCTGTTTATGATTACAAACAGGAGTGTGCGCCAGTAAAGGGTGGCTCATCTTTTAGTAAGGATGTTAAAGATTGGATTGGATTAAGTCAGCCTAGTGCATCAAAACTTTGTTCTATAGGTGCTGCATATGATAGTATTGCTCCGTTCAAAAATAAATTACCAACATCACGGAATGCGCTTGTTGAGCTATCTAAGCTGGATTCAGATCTAATTAGAAAGGCTGTTAATAGTAATACTATTAATGCAATGTCTACTGCTATTGATATAACCAACTATAAACACGATCTTGAAGTTGCAGAAAAGCAAAAAGAATCAGCAATTGTAAATGAATTGAAAAAGCAAGAAGAATCAGAAATAGAAAGCAATGAGCTTCTTGATGATTTTGAGCTTGTTGGCATAGATGAAAATGGCAATGAAATTTGGGAAACAAAAAGTTCTGGTGTTAGTGAAGTTAAAGTTGAGGAGCAAAATATAGAGCCAGATTTTGACCGTGATGGATGTGTTAATTCAATTATGCAATTTATCATGAGAATGTCTAATAAATTGAATGATGATGATTTGCAAGATTTTGAAGAATATGTAAGGAACTACTAGTGGAAATTGAAGTCAAGAAATTATTTGAAGATGCTGTTATACCAACTCGTGGGCACCATGATGATACAGGTTTAGATGTAACTCCGATTAGAATTGTTAAACAAATTGATAGTAGAACCCTTTTGCTTGGCACTGGTATTGCTGTTAAGCCACCAGAAGGATATTATATTGATCTAGCACCACGGTCATCTGTTAGCAAAAAACAAGTTATGATTGCAAATAGCTTTGGTGTAATTGATATGCAATACCG